CCATTTGTTGTTATAAAATTAGATTCTTTGAATGCCATTGCTAAAGAAGTTTCAGATATTGAGGAGGATATAGGTCCAGGAGCTTTTGTTGTTAAAGGGAAGAGGATTGATGAGTTTTTAAAAACTAGGACAAGGTTTTAATGGCGAATTATTACTATGAAGATCAGCAGTTTGATCAAAATTTATTTGATCGGTATTTTGATGTTGCACCAGCTAGTAATTTAGATGTTTTAAGCGACACATTTCAAGAAACTCTTTATTATAATCCAGCTAATGCTTTGTTAAGGTTATCAGAACAGTATGGTTATGAGGGTCAACGAGGTCAAACTTTAACAAAAGATCAGTACATGGAAAGCGAATATTACAGACCTGGAATACAGGTAGGTGATGATGGCATAAAAGAAGGATTAGCAAAACTTTTAGCTGAAAGAAAAGATAAGAGAGATTCTTTTAATTTAACATTAAATGCTTCTAGGGGTGGCTTTGGTTTAGGTGCTGCACAGTTTGGTGTAGCGATAGCCGGTAGCTTGCTTGATCCATTGAATATAGCTAGTGCTTTCGTTCCGACTTTAGGTACGGCAAGGGCTGCTACACTTGCTGCAAAGTTTGGTAAAAATGGTGGCAGGTTTATGACAGGTGTAATGGATGGTATGGTTGGTGCAGCTATACTTGAGCCGTTAGTCATAGGTGCAGCAGCAGCAGAGCAGGACCAAGATTACAATTTAATGGATAGTTTTTTAAATGTAGCTATTGGTGGTGCGTTAGGTGGTGGTCTTCATGTTGGTTTTGGTAAAATATCTGACAGAATAGAAAGGTCAAATCAAGAAGTAAAAGACAAAGCAGCCGTATTGGCTATTGAACAAGCTGCTGGTGACAAGGATATTACGGCAGGTTCCTTGCATAAAGTTACTGAAAACAGAGTTGCTGACAGCTTAATTAAGCGTAGCAAAATGGGCAGAGATTTTGATCCCAGTGTAAGAGCACAGACAGATACGCTTGATCCTGAAACAGGCGAAATAATTAGCACAGAAACAATTAAAGAAAGTCAGATAACAAAGCCTGAAGGCGTGCCTGATCCTGAGACTGTTTTGTTTGATGCAATAGATGATCCTGTATATCAAAGAAAAGGAAAAACTTTACCTTCTATACTAAGACCAAAAAAACCGGATGGCTTGCTAAAGTTTATACAAAAAAATGGTGGCATTAATTTAAAAGATCCAGATTTGCCAGAAATAGATGCAGTTGTGGGGGGGATAAATGCAAGAAGAAAAGTAAAAGGATTGGCAACTCAAAAAGGCAAGACAATAAACGATATGATGGATTTAGCCAGAGAAGCTGGTTATTTCCCAAAACAATTAGTAGATGGTGTAGACGAATTTACTCCAAGTCAATTTTATAATGCCATAGCAGAGGATGTTCATGTTGGTAAGTTTTCCGAACTTGATACAGATTCTTTGATTGCCTTAGAAAGAGCAGAAGAGCTTATAGCTATGGCAAGCAGGTACAATATAAATCCTGAAGGTATGTCTAACGAAACATTTTTGTCTGCTATAGATAATGCTATGCAGAAACAAGATTATTATGATTACAATACAGCAATAGAAAAAGATGGATTAACAGAACAGCAATACAAAGATTTAGGTGATGAAGCTGCCGTTACCAATTCATATTTAGGTGCTATGAGGGATCAGCAAAAAGTTATAGATGAAATGGAGATAGATGGACCTGACTATCAAAGTTCTGAATTAGGAGATATTTTAAATCAAAACAGCTTGTTAGAAGCAGATTTGCAAGGTTTAAGAAACGCAAATTTGTTGCCTGATGATTTAGACGCAGAAATAAAAGCATCTGATGATTTAATAAATAAAGCTGATTCTTCCTATGATGAAGCAGCTAGGGCAGGTGCAACTTGTTTAATTACTAATATGAGGAATCTAAAATGAGCAATATAAAAATATGTTCAGCAGATGTTATCAACGCTGTAAAAAATAAAAATGGCGTAGAGATTCCACTAGAAGAAGTTGAAGACATTCTTAAAATTTTAGAAAGTAAATTAAAAAAAAGAAGCAGTGCGTTTGGTGAAGATGATTTAGCAGAGTTAATACAACAGGCAGCAAAGTTATCACAACAAGCTAAAATAAAAGCAGCTTTGACAAAAAGAAATGCTTTGTTAAATGCAAGAGCTTATGGCAACATTATGGAAGCATTAAAAATAGATCCAACTAATCCATCAAAAGCATTGTCTGCAATCATGGTTGGGGATGCAAGATATTCCGAAAAAGGTTTGTATAGCGTAGATGCAAAACAGCACGCCATAATGACTGACTCAGCTAGTGCATTAGCTGCTGATTTACAAAAAAATGATCTATTAAAAGTATTCCAAAGCACAGAGTTAGATGAAAAAATATATGTTGAGCTGTTTGACGGCTTTGGCAAAAGTGGTAGTCCTGAAGCAAGGCAAATTGCAGAAAGTATACAAAAGGTACAAAAACGACTATTAAAAAGAAAAAACAGAAATGGTGCAAATATAGGTGAGTTAAAAAACTATGTTGTTAGGCAAAACCATGACGCATTGCTTTTAAGGGATGCTGGTAAAGAAACATGGGTAGCCGATATAAAAAACTATATAGACAAAGAAAAAACATTTGAAAACAAGCCGTTAGATAAAACAGAAGATGAATTCTTAGGTGATATATATGATAATTTAGTATCAGGAAATCACATGAAAACCACAGAACAGTTACAGTTAGATGGCTCCACTCCATTAACATCATTTAAAACTTCTCAAAATTTAGCTAAAGGTTTGAGTGGGGAAAGAATTATACATTTTAAGGATGGTGGCAGTTCTTATGCTTACAAAAATAAATATAGTCGTATGTCATTACCAGAAGCTGTTTTGGCTGGAATATCACATGATGCACAAAGCATAGGGTTGATGGAAACATTTGGACCTAATCCGAGGGCAATGTTTGACAGGGTTGTAAAAGATATACTTGCAAAAGGAAAAGGCGACATAAAATTATATGATAAAATAAGAAAAGGCTCATTAGACAATCAATTTAAGGAGTTAGATGGAACGACTAGAGCCAGAGGTGTAGGAAAGCCATTTTTAGGTATGGCTACAGATTTTGCAGGAATTGCTGCTGCATACAGAATGATACAAAATATGGCTAAATTAGGTGCAGCCACAATATCATCATTTTCAGATATAGCTACTAAAGCGTCATTTATAAATTCAAATACAGAAAGAGGGATATTTGGCTCTTATGCGAAAGCATTTGGTGATGTTTTTAAAGGATTTAAAAGTCAACAACAGAAAGAATTAGCCTTTTTATTAAACGTAGGTGTTGATAGTTGGTTAGGAAATGTTCACGCAAGATTTGGTGCTAACGACAGTGGACCAGGAATGATTGCTAAGGCACATCAAATGTTTTTTAGATTGAATGGTATGCAATGGTGGAATAGTGCTCAAAAGGAAGGTTTAGCTGCAATGCTTGCTTCTGATCTTGCCAACTATGCAAACAGAAATTTTGATGATGTTCCAAAAGAAACAAAACGCTTGCTTAATCAATATGGAATAACCGGTGTAGAATGGTCGTTATTTCGTGGTTTGGAAATGAAAGCAGTGGATGGTAACAAGTATTTAGTACCTGCGTTAGTTGATGAGATATCAAGTGCGAAAATTGATATGGTTATACGAGACAAAACTGGTAAATTAAACATTACTGATAATATGAGAGCAGAATTTAAAGATGACCTTAGAACTAAATTATCAAGTTATTATGTAGATTCTGCTGATGCAGCTATTCCAACACCAGGTGCACGAGAAAGAGCTATAATGAATCAAGGACAACCAAGAGGGACTGTTATTGGTGAAGCTGTAAGAATGATAATGCAACTAAAAGGATTTCCTATTACTTATATTACAAAAGGTATGACTCGACAATATTATGCAAAAGGTGGTGGTACTAGTGGTATTATAGGTCTTAGTCAAATGATGGTTGGCACGACTGTTATGGGTTATTTGTCAATGAGTTTGAAAGATATTATAAAAGGCAAAGAACCTATGGATGTTTTTAGTGAGGATTTGTCTAAGACAAAAGACGTTTTAACTAGAGCATTTCTGCAAGGTGGTGGTGCAGGAATTTATGGTGACTTTATTTTTGGAAAATTTAATGAGTATGGTCAATCTCTAACAACAACAGCACTTGGTCCTACGGCTTCTGTAATAGACGATATAGGAACTATATATGCAAAGTTTAGAGATGGTGATGAAGTTATGAAAGATGCAGCTAAATTTGGTTTGCAAAATACACCATATTTAAATTTATTTTATACAAAAACAGCTTTGGATTATTTTGTAATATATGGATTTTTAGAAAGAGCTAATCCTGGTTATCTGGATAAAATGGAAACAAGGATGAGAGAAGACTTTGACCAAGAATTTTATTATCCTCCGTCAAGTTATGCCAAAAGATTTTAATTTGATTAATTTAGCAAAAAAGATTATAACGTAGAAATGAGGTAGTTATGACAGTTAGTAGCACAACCACAAAAAACAGTTACAGTGGAGACGGAAGTACCACCACATTTGCGTATGCTTTCAAGATATTCGCAGATGCAGACCTTACAGTCATACTTAGATCGGCTGCTGGTACTGAAACAGTACAAACTCTGACAACAAATTACACAGTTACCAATGCAGGTAATGCTAGTGGTGGTAATGTTGAGTTCGTTACTGCACCGGCTAGTGGCGTTACAGTCGTTATCAGACGTAACATGGCACAAACGCAGTCTACAGACTATGTAGCAAACGATCCTTTCCCAGCAGCTACACATGAAGATGCTTTAGATAGACTAACTTTTATTGCACAGCAACAACAAGAAGAAGTAGATAGAAGCATTAAGTTATCAAGAACAAACACCATGACATCTACAGAATTTACAGTAGGTGCAACAGACAGAGCAAACAAAGTACTAGCTTTTGATGGTAATGGTGAGCTATCTGTTACACAAGAATTAGGTACATACAAAGGCACTGATGCAACAGTAACAACAGAAGCCTATGTTGTAAGGGATATCATCAAATCAACGACTGCTGGGCAGTTAAACAACGTATATATCTGTGTTGCAGATGCTGTTGCAGGTGATTTACTAACAGACACAGACCATTTCGAGTTATTAATAGATGCAGTAACAGCAGCTACGAGTGCAACTAACGCAGCTAGTTCTGCTAGTGCAGCAGCAACTAGCGAAAGCAATGCAGCAACTAGTGAGAGCAATGCGTCTACAAGCGAAACAAATGCAGCAACAAGTGCATCAAACGCATCCACATCAGAGACAAACGCTGCTACTTCAGCTACGAGTGCGTCTAACTCTGCAACATCTGCTGCAAGTTCAGCAACAACAGCGACAACAAAAGCAAGTGAAGCAAGCACTTCTGCTACTAATGCAGCCACCTCGGAGTCAAATGCTAGTACATCTGCAACAAATGCAGCAACAAGTGCGACTAATGCAAGCACATCTGAGACTAATGCAGCAACAAGTGCTACGACTGCAACAACGCAAGCATCAGCAGCTTCCACATCTGCATCAAATGCAGCTACATCTGCAAGCAATGCTTCAACATCAGAAACCAATGCAGCAGCTAGTGCAGCAGCAGCGGCTGCTAGTGCTGATACTTTTGATGATACATATTTAGGATCTAAGAGTTCTGATCCATCTGTTGATAATGATGGTGATGCTTTAAATGCTGGGGATTTGTACTTCAATACAACTAGCAATAATCTAAAAGTCTATACTGGTTCTGCCTGGCAAGATGCAGCAATAGATAGCTCTGGCTTTGTGCAGACTACTGGCGATACAATGACAGGTGCATTGGTAATCAATAGCAATCTTTCAGTAGATGGTGGCACAATCAAGCTA